CAGTGAGTACAAACGAAGACCAGGTAAACAAAGGCCGAAAGGCCAAGCAGCTACTTGAGGATGAAACCCTCAATAATGCAATTGCAAAATTAGAAGGCGACCAACTTTGGCTGTTTCGATCATCGAAACCCGAAGAGTCTGTGAAGCGCGAGACAGCGTGGTGTATGTTGCAGGCCATTGATGGCCTAAGACAAGAGTTGATCAAAATAATGGACAACGGGAAAATTGCACAGAACGCTATTGGCAAATCACAGAAAAATCTAATTTAAGAAAATACTATGGCAGAAATACAAGCAATGAATATGGCCGATGCGGCCAGTGCTATCTCGGCAATGTTAGCCCCCGAAAAGGGACAAGCAGAACTTGACGAGACGCAGCCAGTCGAGGAGTCCGAAGAGGACACCGAGACAGCGGCTTCTGAGGAGGATGAGTCTGGTGTGGAAGACGCGCCAGACGAAGAGACCCCAGAGGAACAGTCCGAAGAAGAGGAAGAGCCAGAGGAGCAAGAACAGCAGCAGACTTTCACTGTCAAAGTTGACGGCAAGGAAGTTTCTGTCACGCTAGACGAACTCCAAAAGGGCTATTCCAGAACTCAGGACTACACTCGGAAAACGCAGCAAATTGCCGAAGTGCGAAAGCAAGTCGAGCAAGAGACGTATGCAGTCCGAGCCGAGCGTGAGCAATACGCTCAATTGTTGGGAGCATTGCAAGCCCAACTTCAGTCTTCAGAGCCTCAAGTCGATTTGGAACGTCTTTATCACGAAGACCCAATCGAGTGGGTGAGGCAAAAGGAAGTCATGCGAGAGAGACAAGAGAAATTAGGTGCTATTCAGTCTGAGCAGCAACGACTATCTCAAGTGTCCCAGTATGAACAGCAGCGCGCCATGGAAGCCCAACTTGCCAGCCAGCAAGAAGCTCTATTGGCAGCCTTGCCCGATTGGAAAGATCCCAAGAAGGCAAAGGCCGAAAAGGCGCTGGTGATTGAGTCTGCGAAGGCAGCAGGCTTTTCCGATGAAGACTTGAAGAGCGTTTACGACCACCGACTGGTTTTACTGCTGCGTAAAGCGGCACTGTTTGACCAGATGGTAAGTAAACGCCAAGGCATTAAGCCTGTGGTGAACAATGGCCCACGAACAGCCAAGCCTGGTGCAGCTGGTCGGGTTTCGACAACAACTGAGAGTGTGCGAGCAAAGCAGCGTCTTGCAAAAACTGGTCGCATCGATGATGCGGCTTCTGCAATTGAACATTTATTGAAATGAGGAAATTATGGCTATCGTAAGTAACACATTCCTGACTTACTCTGCAAAGGGTATTCGGGAAGATTTGAGCAATATCATCACAAATATAGCACCGGAAGAAACTCCATATGCTTCAAACATTGGCCGTGAAAACGTGTCCAATGCTTTGTTTGAGTATCAGACTGATACGCTTGCAAGTGCGGCAGCAAATGCCCAACTTGAAGGCGATGATGTCGCATCTTTTGATGCGGTGACTGCAACTGTGCGTATGCAAAACTACTGCCAGATTTCACGCAAGACAATCATCTTGTCAGCTACTGAAGAAGTGGTCAACAAGGCAGGCAGGCGCTCAGAATTGGCCTATCAAATTGCGAAGCGAGGCGCGGAATTACGTCGCGACCAAGAATTCGTGATGTTGAATGGCGGTATCGCTGTCGCTGGTGATTCGACAACTGCCCGTGTGACTGCTTCTTTGGGTGCGTATATCAAGACGAACACAGACAAGCAGACCAATGGTACTGATCCATCTTATACAACGCTGCCAAACAGCGCCCGTACTGATGGCAATGTGCGCACATTCACTGAAACCATTCTTAAGAATGTGATTCAAAAAGTGTGGACACAAGGTGGTACACCTAAGATTTTGATGTGCGGTCCTGTTAACAAGCAGCGCGTGTCAGGTTTCTCTGGTATTGCCTCAAGCCGTTTCAACATTGATGGTGGTGCAAAGCCTGCCACATTGGTCGGGGCCGTTGACATTTATGTCAGCGATTTCGGAAACGTGCAAGTTATTGCGAACAGATTCCAACGTGAGCGTGATGCATGGGTGATCGATCCTGATTACGCCAAGATGGTTATGTTGCGCCCTTATCAGCAAGTTGAATTGGCTAAAACGGGCGATAGCGAAAAACGCATGCTGATTTGCGAATGGGGTCACAAAGTGACTTCTGAGTTGGCCCATGGTTTGGCCGCTGACTTGATCACTTCTTAATCGAAGGTAAACGGAAAGAGCCAGAGAAATCTGGCTCTTTTTTTAAATGATTCACAAAAGACTATTTAGCGAAAACAAAGATCAAGGCATCAAACGAATCTGGCATGAAAACCCAGAGACTGGCGATGTGACGATTGAGACCCAACAAGATGTCACAGCGGTGATTGAGGCCAACAAGGCCATCTATAACGCTGTGGATGAGAAAGCCAACTGGAATGGTGAATGGCACTTGGTGGCATCCATCCCCGAATCCCTTTATTACAAGATGAAGGCCGAGGGCAAGATCGATGACCAAGAGTACATGAAACGCTGGCTCAACGACTCCGACAACCAATTTTTTAGAACTCGACCTGGGAAAGTATGAACTACATTGCCGTCTGCACACCGGCCCGTGATCAGGTCCACACCAATTACACATATTGCATGGTCAATATGGTGGCCTATCACACACTCAACACCACAGACGCAATCAGTCTGAAATTGATGCAAGGCACGATTATCCAAAACCAAAGGGCTGACCTTTGCTTGGATGCCATGAAAGAAGGCTGCACACACATTCTCTTCATTGACTCGGACATGACGTTTCCACAAGATATGGTCCAGCGGCTCTTAAAGCACGACAAAGAGATTGTGGCCGCCAACTGTGCCAGGCGCAGAATGCCAACTGGCCCAACTGCCCAGAACTATGACGAAAACGGCAAGCGCCAAGTGGTCTACACCATGCCAGAATCGACTGGACTCGAAGAGGTGGGAAGCATTGGAACGGGCATAATGCTGATCAAGCGCGAGGTGTTTGAGGGCATGAGCGAGCCATGGTTTGATATGCCTTGGCAAACGACACGGGGCTACATGGGTGAAGATGTGTTCTTTTGTAAGAAAGCGCAAGAGCTAGGCTACAAGGTCTACATCGACCATGACGTTTCAAAAGAAATTGGCCACATTGGCACGTTTGAGTTTCGCCATGAACACACTTGGATTGTGAAAGAAGAGATGGAAAAAGAGGCCCAATAATGGCACTGACAACCTATACAGAGCTGAAGACATCCATTGGCGACTGGCTGAATCGGTCGGACCTGACTTCTGTCATTCCTGACTTTATCTCTCTGGCCGAGGCACAAGTGGAGCGAACACTGCGCACCAGGCAGATGATCGTCAGGGCCAATGCGTCTTTTGATGCGCAATATGGCGCTGTGCCAAGTGACTTCTTGGAGACCAAATCCCTCAAGCTCACAAGCACAAACCCTGAGACACCATTGCAGTTTTTGAGCATTGATGCCTTGGATAATGAGATGACCAAGTACACGGCCAGCGGCAAGCCCAAATTCTTTGGTGTGGTCGGTGGCCAATTCCGAATTGTCCCGACACCAGACAGTAACTACACGACCGAGCTGACCTATTACGCAAAGTTGACAAAGTTATCAAGCAGTGTCTCAAGCAATTGGCTTTTGGCCTCAAGTCCCGACATTTATCTGTATGGTGCATTGCTCCAGGCTGCGCCATACTTGCAAGATGATGCGAGAATCCAGACATGGGCAACACTCTATGAGCGAGCCTTAAATGACGCGCAAACTGCCGATGATCGCGGTGCATCTTCTGGTGGTGCATTGTTGACCCGTGCAAAGACTTTTGGATAAGGACTGATATGTCATCTTTTACCGATTACACCGAAAACCTAGTTTTAAACTGGGTGTTCACCACAAATTCTGCAACGCGCCCCACTGCCTGGTATGTTGGCCTTTTTACGGCTGCACCGAGCGACACGGGTGGCGGCACTGAGGTGTCTGGCAATGGCTACGCACGGGTGGTGACTGGAACGATCTCAGGGTCTGGCACGGCCACGACATTCACCAATGCAGCGGCCATCGAGTTTGCAGCTGCCTCCGGTGGAAACTGGGGATCAATTGGCTGGGCCGGCATCTTTGATGCAAGCACCACTGGCAATCTATTAGCCTGGGCTCCATTGACCACAGCTCGCACCATCAATTCTGGCGATGTGCTGCGCATTCCAGCATCTTCATTGAGCATCACTTTGGCTTGATATGGCATCTTATGGATCAGGGAATTTTGGCGCTGGTCAATACTCTGATCCAAGGGTAGGCTACGGCTACGGCTCTTACGGCAAGGGCAATTACTCAAGAGGCTCATTCGAGCCAAGCCTGGCAATCACATCCACATCGACCATGGCCATTGGGGCCGCTGTGGTCTCCAATGCCCAGTTTGAGATTTATGCCCAGTCCACCATGTCGGTGGCAGCCACCAGATTCACATTCGCTGAAGTCCTAATATCTGACACAAGCACAGTCACAATTGACGCAAACGTCATTGTCTCTGTAGCACTGGCCATCAGCGACACAAGCACCATGGCCGTGGATGGGGTGCGCTATGCAATAGGCGCAGCCAGCATCAGTGACGCAAGCACCATGGCCGTGGATGGTGTCAGATATGCATCTGCTGAGATTGCCATTAGCGACACCAGCACAGTATCGATTGCAGCCACCAGGGTGGCATTTGGCGCGTTTGACATTGTTGACACATCCACATTAACTGTTTCCACTAGTATCATTGGCAGCACTGGCTTTGCCATTGTGGCCACTAGCACCATGGAGGTGGATGCGCAGCGCAGACAAAATGGCCGCATAGAAATCATTTCACTGTCAACCATGGAGGTCAATGCAAGACTAAAATGGGAAGACGAAAACGACACGGCAGAAACTTGGACAGCGGTCTCTGATAATTCAGAAAGCTGGACCCCAATATCTGACCAATCAGAAACATGGGATGCAATTGCAGATAGCAGTGAAACTTGGACTGCAATTGCTGATAATAGCGAAACTTGGCAAATAGCCGCATAGGGGTAAATATGGCAGATACAACCACCACAAATCTATTGCTGACAAAGCCAGAAGTCGGTGCGTCTACTGATACCTGGGGAACAAAGATCAATACCGATCTGGACAGCATTGACGCATTGTTTGATGCCGGCCCAGTGCTAAAGATTGCAAAAGGTGGCACTGGCGCAAGCACAGCTGCTGCGGCAATAACTGCACTAGGTGGTGCAACAACAGGTAAAGCTATCGCAATGGCGATGGTCTTTGGTGGTTAATTTTTAGGAGAACTTTTTATGGCTGCACCCAATATTGTCGCTGTCGCAACTATCACGGCAAAGACTACATATCTCACACCAGCAAATGCTACATCCAATGTATTGCTTGCTAACGCTGCTTCTAGTGGCAAGGTGTTCAAAGTTAATATGGTCATTGCTGCCAATGTAGATGGCACAACTGCCTATGACACAACAGTGGCGGTCAATACTGCTGCGGCTGGCTCTGGCACTTCATACCCATTGGCATCGACTGTCTCAGTCCCTCCTGATGCGTCTTTGATTGTGTCTGACAAATCAACTGCTTTCTATCTTGAAGAAGACAAGTCTGTTGTTGTTACAAGCAGCACAGCATCAAAGATAGCCTACACGATTTCATACGAAGAACTCTCCTAAGGACTAATCATGTCCAAAAGAGTAGGTGGAATCTTAAGTGCTGGACGTAACGGCATTAACTACCCTGTCACAGCGGTGGAATACCTTGTCGTGGCTGGCGGGGGTTCTGGTGCTGGAGTTACTGGCGATACCAATGGATGCGGTGGTGGAGGTGCTGGTGGTCTTTTATCGGCTACTGGTTACGCTGTAACTATTGGCTCATCCATAACAGTAACTGTTGGTGCTGGTGCGGCTGGCTCTACAAGTGTTGGCGCACAAGGTACAAATTCAAGCATTGCTGGTGGAACAACCATAACGGCTACAGGCGGTGGTGGCGGTGGTCGCTATAACGATTCTGGCGGTGCTGGTGGCAATGGTGGCTCTGGCGGTGGCGGTGGTAGCAACGGCACAAGAGGAACTGGAACATCAGGTCAAGGTTTTGATGGTGGCTCTGCTTCAAGCGGTACTAATGGTGGTGGTGGCGGTGGCGGCTCTGGAAGCATTGGAATTGCTTTAACAGGCGCATCAACCATACCCGCTGGTAATGGTGGAACAGGAACGGCATCTTCTATTTCTGGCGCACAAATATTTTATGCGGGTGGTGGTGGTGGTGGCTCTTACTATACAACTGGTGGATTAGGTGCGGCTGGTGGCGGTAATGGTGGTGCGTATGTCTCATCTACTGAATCTTCACCAACAACTGGATTAAATAATTCTGGCTCTGGCGGTGGCGGGGTGTCTGGTAGAACTAGCAAATCTGGTGGCAATGGCGGCTCTGGCATTGTAGTAATCCGCTACCCGTCTTACTTAGCCCCTGCTACATCAACAACAGGCTCACCAGAAACTTATGTCACAGGCTTTTGGCGTGTGTACAGATTCGTTGCCTCTGGCACGATTACTTTCTAAGGGTAGATATGGCTACAGGATTATTTACTCTTAAACAAGTTAACCAAGCACTTGCACAAAAGGCATGGACAGGCCCACAGAAAACTGGTTGGGTTGAGTACCTTGTTGTTGCGGGTGGTGGTTCAGGCGGTGGTTATGAAGGCGGTGGTGGTGCTGGTGGATTGTTGACAGGAATCTATCCTGTTGCAATTGGCTCAAGCATTACTGTAACTATTGGTGGTGGAGGAACTGCCCCATCAACTGGTGCTGTCACAGGCGGTAGTGGACAAGACTCTGTTTTTGGAAACATTACTTCAAAAGGTGGTGGTGGTGGTGGCGGTCTAGCCCCAAATACCGCTGGTGTTGCTGGTGGTTCTGGTGGTGGCGCATTACAAAATAGCACAGGGCCAAATGTGGGTGGTCAAGGAATATCTGGACAAGGTAATGCTGGTGGTCTTGGTAAATCAGATGCGACTACTTACACCAATGGCGGTGGAGGTGGAGGCGCAGGGACTATTGGTTTATCTGCCACAGCTTCTGGCGGTGGTAATGGTGGTGCTGGTATTGCTTCAGCTATCAATGGGACTGTTACAGCATACGCTGGTGGTGGTGGCGGTGGAACTGATAATGGTTCACTTGCTAAAGGTATTGGTGGAGTAGGCGGTGGTGGTGACGGGTCAAAAGCAAATGCGGCTGTTGCAGGGACAGCCAACACAGGCGGTGGCGGTGGAGGTGGCGATGCAGCTAGTAGTGGCCAATCAAAAAATGGAGGCTCTGGCATTGTCATCATTCGCTACCCAAGCACATTTGCTGATGCTGCAAGTGTGAGTAATGGAACAAAGACAACTGCTAACGGCTACACAATTTACACATTCTTGACTAGCGGAAGTATCACACTATGAGCAATTTATTAGGTGGATATTTGTCGGCAACATTTAACCCTTTATCTGGTGCGCCTACGGCTGTTGAATACTTAGTGGTCGCTGGTGGGGGTGGTGCTGGTAGTTATTACGGCTCTGGTGGCGGTGCTGGGGGTCTTTTGACTGCGGCAAGTTTTTCTGTTGCTTCTGGCACTGCATTGACTGTTACTGTGGGTGCTGGAGGTGCTGGCACTGCTCCTATGGTTTCTGGAAACGGGGCAAATGGTTCTAACTCAGTTTTCAGCAGTATCACAACTACAGGAGGTGGTGGTGGTGCTGGTGGCAATGTAGGTGTGGGTAGCAACGGCGGGTCAGGTGGAGGCGGAGGCGCATACTCAGGTTATGCAGGAGGCACAGGAGTTTCTGGTCAAGGGTACGCTGGCGGTACAGGTGCTAGTGGCGATGTAAAGAACGGAGCTGGTGGCGGTGGCGCAGGAGGTGTTGGACAAAATGGTACTGCATCTAAGGCTGGTGATGGTGGTACAGGACTTTGTTCAACTATTGATGGCACTCGTCGTTTCTTTGCTGGTGGTGGCGGTGGTGGCGTTGAAGGCTCTGCTCCTGCTGGAATTGGTGGAGCGGGAATTGGAGGTAATGGCCTCAATGGAAATGGATTTACAGGAACAACAGTTGTTGGTGGTTCTGGTGTAGCCAACACTGGCTCTGGTGGTGGTGCGGCTATGCAATATGCAGGTGGCGGCAATGGAGGTTCTGGCATCATAATCATTCGTTACCCTGCATCACAATCAGCACCAACTGCAACAACTGGCTCACCACAAATCAACTACGCTGACGGCTACCAAATCTACACTTGGACATCATCTGGAACTGTAACTTTTTAATTGGAGATAAACATGGCACATTACGCACACATCACTAACGGCATCGTTGACCAAGTTATTGTCATTGACGCTGAGACATTGGCTTTAGGTCATTGGGGCAACCCATCTGAGTGGGTTCAAACGAGCTACAACACTCATGGCAACCAACACCCTGAAGGCAAGCCCTTGCATAAGAACTATGCTGGCATTGGTTACACATGGGATGGAACAGGCTTTGCCCCTCCACAACCATTTGCATCTTGGACTAAAAGTGCTGAGACATATCTGTGGGATGCACCTACACCTATGCCGACAGATGGCAAGATGTATCGCTGGGATGAGCCAACATTGTCATGGGTTGAAGTAACTCAAGGAGTCTAACGTGGCTCAATATAGCGGCATATACACGCTGTCTCAGGCAAGCCAAGCCATTAAGGACAACAACTGGACAGGACTGTTTCCACAGAATGTTGAATTCTTGGTGGTGGCGGGTGGTGGCGGTGGCGGTGCTTCCAATGCTGGTGGCGGTGGTGCAGGCGGTTTACTTGCTGGTTTCTCTGGCGTAACTACTGGCACTCAATTGTTTATAACAGTTGGCGGTGGAGGTGCTGGTGCATCTTCTAGTGCTGCCAATGGCACTGTTGGTTTTAATTCTGTTTTACTTTCTACAAGTTCAGGCGCATATACAGGAAACATTGTTGCTTCTGGCGGTGGTTATGGCGCACAAGGTTCAACGGCAACTACTGGTGGTTCTGGCGGTTCTGGTGGCGGTGGCGCAAGGGCTGGTATAGGTGGAAGCGGAACTTCTGTCCAAGGAAATAGTGGTGCGGCTTCTAGTGCTTCAAGTGGCGTTTATGGCGCTGGTGGCGGTGGCGGTGCTGGAACTATTGGTTTAAATGGCACGACTACTATTGGCGGCAATGGAGGCGCAGGGATTGCTTCAGCCATTTCTGGCTCTGTTGTCACTTATGCAGGTGGCGGTGGTGGCGGTACTTTTTCAACCCCTGCTACAGGCGGTACTGGCGGTGTAGGCGGTGGTGGTGCTGGTGGAAGCAATGATGGAAACGGCACTTCTGGAACGGCTAATACAGGTGGCGGTGGAGGCGGTGGTGCTGGCATTACTGCTGGCGCAGGTGGTAGCGGTATCGTAATCCTCCGCTATCCAGACACATTCATAGCCGCAACAAGCACAACAGGTTCACCAACAATTACTGTGGCTGGTGGGTTTAGAGTTTATAAATTTACGGCCTCTGGCTCAATAACTTTTTGATCATGGACCCGACACAAGCACAACTCAATGCCCATGTTGATGTCTGCACACTGCGCTATGAGATGCTGTGTGCCAGGATTAAACGTCTTGAAAACATCATGCTTGGGGTCTCTGGCATCATGCTGACCAGCATGGCCGGCATCATCTTTACGAGCCTAAAGTGAAAGACTGGGCCGTGGCACTCATTGCTGCGGCCTGCATCACGGCATTTGTCGTCTGGGGTACATTCATTATTTTTTGGGCGATGAAATGAGATGGGCAATCCTTTTAATCTTTTTACTCTCATTCTTTGTACTGGCCCAGCAGACAAGGTGCAACCCCATCGATCTGTACAGCGTCAGCTGGATCGGCAACCCAAGCACCAGGCATGAGCAGATGTCCATCTGGCTCACAAAGAATGGTGACACTTGCTCTGCCGAGCAGCTGGTGGGAATCTGGAACAAACTTGCCGAATGGGCCGGTGTCGCTGATTCCCAAGAGTTGAGAGGAAAGGTGCTTTACTTCTACGAGCGAGCTGTTCAAAGGGAGAAGCCGAAATGACGATTGACACGATTAGACTTTTCCCGATGATCAAGCCCTCTGGCTATCCACAAGAATATGACCTGGTCGAGCGCAAGATGGAAAAACAGCAAGAAATGCAACGCGCAGCACTGGAACAAAAGAAAATACAAATTGCCATTGAAGATTTAGCTTTTGAGATTTACTTAAAGAATGCCGAACAAACTAAACTCAGAATCGAGATATTCCAAAATCGAAAAATAGATTTATATGTGTGAGGTGAATGATGGAAAACACAAAAGAAAAGCTGACCTTTTACGTCACCTTTATGGTGAGCATTACATTGTGCATCTCTGTTTTGGCCATGGTCATAGCCTTTCTGCTAGGTTTGTGGGCCAAGGAAGTGGACAACGGGGAAATCTTCAAAATGATCAGTCCGGCATTCAGCACACTGATCGGAGGCATGATCGGGTTTCTAAGTGGAATAAAACTTAACCAGTCTGAAGACGACAAACCAAAGGAGAGTAAAAATGATGGGACTAGATGCGCTGCTGCAAGTGGGCGGGAAACTGATTGACAAGCTGATACCTGACCCAGAGGCCAAAGCCAAGGCCCAGTTTGAACTGGCCAAGATGGTCCAAGATGGTGAGCTGGCTAAGATGGCCAACGAGACCAAGCTCTTTGAGGTGGAGCAAGAAAACGTCACCAGACGCGCTGAAGCTGATATGGCCAGTGACTCTTGGCTGTCTAAAAATATACGGCCTATGACCCTTGTATTCCTTTTGGTGGCCTACTCTGGCTTTGCCATTGCATCCATCTTTGATTTAGAAACCCGTGGGGCTTATGTCGAATTACTGGGCCAATGGGGGATGTTGGTGATGTCGTTTTACTTTGGTGGCCGGACCATGGAAAAAATTGCTGATAGGGTGAAAAAATGAAAGAGAACTTTGAATCTTGTTTGAAAGCAGTGCTGCACCATGAAGGTGGCTATGTCAACCACCCAGCCGATCCTGGTGGCATGACCAACCTTGGCGTGACCAAACGGGTCTGGGAAGAGTGGGTGGGCCATGAGGTCGATGAGAAGACCATGCGGGGTCTCACTCCAGAGATTGTCGGCCCCATGTACAAAGCCAAATATTGGGACAAGGTCAAGGGCGATGATCTGCCTGCCGGTGTCGATTATTGTGTCTTTGACGCTGCCATTAACTCTGGCCCAGGCAGGGCTGCCAAGTGGCTGCAAGCAGCTGTGGGTGTCGATCCTGATGGCGGCATTGGCCCCAAGACCTTGCAGGCCGTGGCCAGTATGGATGCCAATGAGCTGGTCAGTGCCTACAACGACAGGCGCTTGTCTTTTTTGCACGATCTGCCCACTTGGGACACATTCGGCAAGGGATGGGCAAGACGGGTCGCAGAAGTCAAGGCCGCTGGTTTAGACATGGCATAAGGTGGCAAAATTGAGCCATGGCCAGCCAAACACAACAACTTGAAAATCCACCACCACCAGCCCTTGGTTATCCGACCGAGGTCTATGAGCGCAGGCATTTCAACGAAAACAACAGCTCTCTGAATGTTTACTTCAGAAAGCTGACGACTGTCTTGGGGTCTTTATTTGGACCAAGAGGTGGCCGGTTTATGAATGCGCCACTTGGTGCTTTTCAAAGCACTGTGGACCAGACGGCAGCAGCGGCCAACACGGCCTATGCCATGACACTGAATACGACCGATTACGCCAATGGCGTGACTATCGCAAGCAATTCAAGGATCACAGTGGCTGACGCTGGCATTTGGAATTTGCAGTGGTCTGGCCAGTTTGAAAATCTAGACTCTCAGGCCCATGATGTAAGGGTCTGGCTCAAGATCAATGGTACTGTGGTCACTGGCTCAACTGGATTCTTTGCAGTGCCAAGCAAGCACGGCTCAGTCAATGGCCATGCCCTGGTCGGCTGGAATTACTTTTTGAGCTTAAACGCAACCAATTATGTGGAGCTTTGGTGGGAGACTGACAGCACTCAGGTGTCTATTCAGGCTTATCCGGCAGCCGGAAATTACCCCTCAACGGCATCACTTATTGCGACAATGACATTTGTCTCAAACATTACCTAATACTGCCATGTACATACCACTTAAATTACCCCCAGGTGTTTTCCGAAATGGTACTGAGTACCAGGCAGCAGGCCGCTGGTATGACGCAAACCTAGTGCGCTGGTATGAGGGGACACTGCGCCCCATCAATGGATGGCGCACCAGGTCAAGCTCACAGATGTCAGGCTCATGCCGAGGCATCATCACTTGGCGCGACAATGGTGCAGACCGATGGATTGCAGCTGGTACGCACACCAAGCTCTATGTGATGAATGCACTTGGCACGTTGAAAGACATCACGCCAACTGGGTTCACCACAGGCTACGCAAGCTCCACAGTGCTGACCGGCTACGGCTACAACGCCTATGGAAGTTTTGCCTATGGCGTGGCACGACCTGACACCGGCACACCCATTGCAGCCACCACCTGGTCACTCGATACATGGGGCGAGTATTTGATTGCCTGCTCTAGCACCGATGGCAAGATTTATGAGTGGCAATTGGGTTTTGCAACGCCTACCAAGGCAGCGGCAATCACCAATGCGCCTACTGGCAACAAGGCGGTTTTAGTCACCCAAGAGCGCATTATCTTTGCACTTGGCGCGGGTGGTAATCCACGCAAGGTGCAGTGGTGCGATCAAGAAAATAATACCCAGTGGACACCGGCAGGCGACAACCTTGCAGGCGACTATGACTTAGCCACCCCTGGCTCACTTATTGCCGGCAAGCGGGTCAAGGGTGTTAATCTATTGTTTACAGATGTGGATGTCCACACGGCCCAGTATGTTGGCGCACCATTTGTCTATGGCTTTG